TAAACGCATCGGAAAGAGTATGCTCTGAGAATATAGGTGAAACAATACTATTAAACGCTATTACAGCTCCTTGTGAAACTATATTATCTAACGCTGGTATAGAAAAAGAAGGAGAACTTGCTGAAGGCCGTGGTATTGATGTTGTAACTGGTAAAGAGGTTGACATGGTAGAGTTTGGTATCATAGATCCAGTACTTGTTACTAAGACAGCACTTAAAAATGCCGTTTCTGTTGTAACTACTATTATATCCGCTGATTGTGTAATTTCAAATATTAGACTAAATGAAGGCAGTTAATTATTACATAATCATAGATCAAATAAAAGATGAGCCTAAGAAAGTTGGTGGATTAATACTAACAGAAAGTGTAGATGATGACAATAGGTACTTAAAAGCTAAAGTTATATCTATTGGTAATCTTGTAGAAGGAGTATGTATTAACGATGTTATATATTACGATAAACACGCAGGCCACGGTATACAACATAAAGATAAATTTTACCACGTTATAAAACAACAAGACGTGGTACTTATAGATTAGACCTAAGCCAGAAACCAAAAACCTTAAACTTAAAACAAACAAACAATTAACCTAATTATTAACTAAAAAATTACAATTATGAAAATGTTTCATTTTGTTGACGCTGCAGGTACAGACGAACACATTGTACCTATTTCAGAGATCAAAACCATTAAAGTAGCTGATGCGACTTCGGTGATTATATATATCACATCTTTTGATCCAGCTGTAGCAGCTTATGGTAACGTTGATTTAACAGTTACATCTGGTAAATCTGACGAAGTTGCTTTAAGATTAGCGGAGTACATGTCATCAACTAGTATTGGTGGTAATAACACGCTTACTATTAAAGCATCTACAGCTCCATTTACAGAAATAAGCGCAGTTGCATGGACTGATGGTGCTTAATCTTAAATGAGATTAACCGCGCAAGATCTGCGTGAAATGAATATCCTTAAGTATTACAGGCTCACAAGAAAGTGGGCTTGTAAGACTTACGGATTAACAGATGCAGATTTAGAATTATTAATTTACTTAGATTGTAAAGGAAGATTTACACGAAACGAATTTATAGATGGTACTTATACCATGAGCTGGGATAAAAACCGGTGGGAAAAACTAAGAAGAGAAGGTTGGATAGAAACTTGGAGACACAGAAACAGAACTACAATAAAGTTTTCGGTGTTTAAAACCTCGTTCAAATGTTCTCAGTTAATAAGTAGAATATATAGAATACTTTTAGGACAAGAAGACCTACCTACTTCAGAGAGAAGTAAGTTTTATAATAACAAATCATATACAGATAAAGTTTATAATAAAGCTATAGATGATATGATAAAAGATAAAGACAGATAATATGGCATTTAAAATGAAAGGCTTTCCTATGATACAAGGATCTTCGCCTGCAAAGAACTACAATAATTTACAAAACTATAAAGTGTTTAATATGGGCAATAAACCTGATGGTCCATTTAAACAAGACGACACACCGGGATCACAAAACCCTAAATTTCCAGAAGTAGTGTACACTATAGATGGTAAGGCAGTTAAAAGTATTGATATCAACGAAGGGCGGTTAGATTTAAAACCAAGTATAGGGCCAAAAGGAAAATATGTAAACTATGATAAAGGTGATGGTACAAAAATAAAATACTACTACAAAAACCCTGTAAAAGCACCAGATCAAGGTAAGTTTAGTGATTTAGAAAAATACGACGACGATAAAAACTAAAATACAACTATGGGATTTAAAATGAAATACAAAAACCTCCAAGAGGTAGTAAATCAATTAAGAAATGCCGTAAAAGCGCACGGCAAACAAGCTGATGTTGTAGAGAAGCATATAAAAGAGATGGATAAAAAGTCACCTTTAGAGCAAGAAGATGATCCAGGTTATACTGGTCTTAACTTCGACCCATCCGCTAGCTACACTACAACGGGTGTTAAAATACCTGGTTTTAGAGATTTTGTTAGTTTAGAGCAGCAGAAAGCTATTAATAAAAGAATAGACGAAAGAAGGGCTAAAAAAAGAAAACAAAAAGAATTTAAAGAATTAGAAGAAGCAGGAGGAGGTAAACTTTCTCAAGAACAGTTAGATTATCAAAGATCAACAACAGATCCCGAGGCAGTAGTAAAAACACCTGGTGATGAGGAAAACGTGTTAAACATAAACACTAGTAGTAACTATGGCATTTAAGATTAACAAATCAATAGTAAGAGGTACTGGTGAGCATAAAGATCTAGTGTTTAAAATGAAAAGAAAAAAATTAGGTAATGGTATTGCTGGTGAAGCTAATAATGACGGTACAATATTTGTTAGTAAAGACATACCTAAAAATAGTCCTTTAGAAGCGGAAGTAGTTGCTCACGAAGGAGATCATATGCTACGTATGGAAACTGGTGAGTTAGGGTATGATGACAACTCTGTAACTTGGAGAGGTAATAAATATCCTAGAAAAGACGGTAAAATAAAATATAAGGGGTCATGGAAGCCCGAAGGTGATAAATCATTTCCATGGGAAAAATTAGCGTACAAAGTAGGTACGAAAGCTAAAAAAGAAGCTACAAAAAAAAATAAATAAAAATGGCAAGAAAATCAAAAGCAAAATTTAAAATGAAGGGTCATACCCTTCCTGGTATAAACCAAAAATCAGAAACACCAAATTTAAAAGATGGTAGATCACCTTCTTCTGCATTTCAAATGGAAACAAGTGGTGACAGTCCAAATAAGTTTTTAGGAGCTGGATTAATTGGTGCTGGTATTGGAGCATTAGGAAAAACTAAGTTTGGTAAAAATATAATGAACAAAGGTAAAGGATTACTAGGTGGTGTAGCTGGTAAAATATTCGGTGGTAAAGGTGGTGGAGGTGACGCTGGAGCTGCAGGAGGTCTTAAAGAAAAAATGGCTCAAAAAGTAGATGAAAAAGTAGACGAGGCAGTAGAAGGAGCTTTAGAAGAATAGTATGGGTATATTAGGTAAAATATTTTCAGGTGGAGCTACTGAATTAGTAAAAGGTGTAGGTGGTGTTATAGATACTCTACACACTTCTAAAGAAGAAAAGCTTGAAGCTGAAAGAAAAATAAAAGATATGATAATGGGTTACGAAGCTGAGATGCAAAAGCAAGTAACTGAAAGATGGAAGGTTGATATGCAATCTGATTCTTGGTTATCAAAAAATATAAGACCATTAGTTTTAATATTCTTATGTGTATCAACAGTGTTGTTAATATTTATCGATGCTGGTGTTATATCATTTGAAGTTAAAGCTTCATGGGTAGACTTATTACAATTAGTATTAATAACAGTGATCGGTGCTTACTTTGGTGGTAGATCACTAGAAAAAGTAAAAAAATAAATTATGGCAATATCACAAGATACAGCTTATGGCTTTGGTCAATTAGGATCAGTATATACTACTAACGGGCAAAATGCGATTAGCCCACCAACAGGAAAGGTTTTTGTTGCTATCACAATGTTAGCTGACACTGTTTTTGACGCATCTGGAGGTTTAGTTGCTGATACCACAAACACGGCAATTGCAGGTTTAGAGTACATAGGTACTGAAGTAGCTGCTCACAATTTAAGTGATGGTAGTGAAACCGCTATATCTGGTTCAGAAGGTTTAGTTGTAGATTCAGTTACGTTTCCAAAGGGAGTAACTATTTATGGCCGCTGGACTGAAATAGATGTTTCTTCTGGAGGTGGAATTATAGCTTATATAGGAGAATAATGTTAGGATTAGGCGCTAGTTTAGTTTACGGTGGTGGTATAGATACAGAAATAAACCACTCTATATTATTCGACGGAACTAATGACGAAATAGATTTTACTACATCTGCTTTTCAAACTGCTTTAGCTGATGGTAATTTTAAACTAACAGGTTCTGTATCTATATGGGCTAGAGTAAACACAACTGGCGCTAATGGACAAATGTGGGACTTCGCTATAGACAGTAACAATAGAATACAACTACAGTATAAGCACGGTGATGATAGTTTTACAGGGACATATAGAGCGGGTGGTACTAACAAAATAGCAAACTATGCTCCATCGGGCACGCAAGAGGGAGATGGCAACTTTCATCATATAGTAGTTACTTGGGATAGAGCTAGTGAAAACGAACTTAAACTATATTACGATGGTAGTTTAAGAACAACTACAACATTAACAGCTACTTTAACCGGAGACTTTGATGACACTGCTGACGGTACACTTGGTCAAGATGGTGCTGGTGGTGTAGAGTTTTTAGCTGGTACATCATTTAATGGTAACGCAGACTATAATGGTTATCTTGATGACTTTGCTGTATACTCAACTGTTTTATCGTCTAGTGAAGTTACAACACTTTACAATAGTGGATCATCAAACCCAGGTAACGTTAACACCGTAGGTACAATTATAGCACATTGGCCTTTCAACGAAGGAACAGGTACTACTGTTACAGATAGAATAAACAGCTATGTAGGTACTCTTGGTGCTGGGGCTAATGCACCTACATTTAGTACTAACAACGCTGCTGGATAAAAAAATAAATAATTAAATTAAATTAAATAAAATGGCAAAAAGAAAAACACCGAAGGCTAAAAAGCCTTCAAAAATAACTAACGACGAATTAAATAAAGTACAATCAATTATTGATAACATAAACAGGGCTCAACTAGAAATAGGTAGCTTTGAAACTAAGAAACATAATCTATTACATCACGTGACAATAATGCAACAAAACTTACGTGACATGCAGTTAGGACTTGAAAAGAGTTATGGTACGGCTGATATTAATATTGAAGATGGTACTATAAATTACGAGAACAATGGCAAAATTAATTAGAAAAATTACCGTAGGTAAAGACTATAAGGAAAACGCTATGCACTACGCTGTAGGCCAAGATGTTTATGGTGGGCATACTATATCTAATATTGTTGAAGATGAAGATAAGTATTCTATATATATAAAAAAGAATAAAGACGTTTTACCTTGGAAAGACTTTAACAAGAACATGGCAATATCTGTAGAATATAATTTAGAGTACTAATGAAAGCACCTTTTGACTTTGTTATAGAGCCAAAAGGTAGTAGATATAACAATATAACTAAAGTTGGTGATAAAGATCTTATTATTAACACTGAAATATTTAATCATCAATTTGTAAATAGAGAAGCTATTGTTAAATCTGTACCTACAGCTTATAAAACAAAAATAAAACCAGGAGATACTATTATAACTCACCATAACGTTTTTAGAAGATGGCTTGATGTCAAGGGAAGAGAAAAGAACAGTAGAAGTTTTTTTAATGAAAATACTTATCTTATAAAAGAAGATCAAATATTTTTATACAAAAGAAATGATAAGTGGAAAGCTACAGATGGTTACTGTTTTGTACAACCTATAAAACAAAGAAACTCGTTAGATGTAGAGACAGAAGAACAGTGTGTAGGTATAGTTAAGTATACCGACGGTGTTAATGAGATTGGTGATCTTGTAGGATTTACACCTTTTTCAACTTACGAGTTTGTTATAGACGGTAAACGTTTATATAGAGTTATGAATAAATTTATTACAATTAAATATGAATACCAAGGAAACGAAGAAGCTTATAATCCAAGCTGGGCACAAAGCAGTTGAAGAACTTATCAATGTAGCTAGAGAAAAGATTATTACTAATACAGAAGATGATGTTTCTGCTGATAGACTGAAGAACGCTGCAGCTACTAAAAAACTAGCAATATTTGACGCGTTTGAAATACTTAACAGAATTCAAGAAGAAAATAACATCCTTGAGGGCAAAACACCTGAAAAGGCAGAGAAAAAAGTCTTTAAAGGATTCGCAGAAGGTAGATCTAAGTAATGTACAGTCAAAGTTTAGTTAAGGTCATAGAACCTGTAAAGAAAACAACAATCACACGTTTAAACCGTGGTAAAAAATGGAAATATGGATACAATAAAGAACATGATATTGTCGTTATATCAAAAACTGGTAAAATTGGTGAAATACTTGAAATCCAAAACTTGCGCATTGCTTTACCACCTGTGCCCGTGCAAGTACATGGACTGCAAGAAAATAAGTGGAAAAAAATAGATTATCCTCAAGAACTACAAAGAATTAAAAACATATTCGACTGGAGAGCTTACCCCGAAGAAAGTAAAGATCAATGGTTCGATTATATAGACGAGGAGTTTAAAAGAAGAGATGAGGGCTTTTGGTTTATGAATAACGGTAAACCAACTTGGATAACAGGCACACACTACATGTATTTACAATGGAGCAAGATTGATGTTGGGGCTCCAGATTATAGAGAAGCTAATAGACTGTTTTATATATTCTGGGAAGCTTGTAAAGCAGATAAAAGATGTTATGGTATGTGTTACCTTAAAAACAGGCGTTCTGGTTTTAGTTTTATGTCTTCAGCTGAAACAGTTAATTTAGC